CACGCGCCCATCGGACGGCTTTAAGCGTGAGCCAATCACTCTCAACCGCCCGGTTGATGAGTCGGCCTTCATCACAGAACCCATGGACAAGTGGTCTCGGGAACTTTACGACCCCCGTTCTGGCATGCGCACACATCAGATCCACAGTGGTGGTGCTCAGGCCCCTCTGCATTTCAGAGGTGGTGATCGTGCCACCGAAAACATTTCTATGCAGAAACGGATCGCCCCCCGCGCCCAGCCCAAGCCGACCTCCGGTGACTACTTCCGGTTCCGGACCCTCAAGAAGAACCTGGTGGCCCTCATCCCTGAGTTGCAGCTCCGCATTGCATATGACCCCGTCATTGCGCACGCTGCTCACTGCACGTCGATCCGGTCTTGGGCTTCTAAGCGTTCCGGGAACCAGCTCAAACAGTGGTCGGAGGCCAATCCCCCTGACTGGCCGTACGGTGAAGTGCGCCCCCTGCCTAAGGGTCAGACGCAGAAAAAGAAGGCATCGATGTGGTCCGTTGCGAAGGCCAACCAGGTCATCCACCGTATCCGTCCCCACCGGAATCTGCCAGACGCTGAGTTGATACGTTACGCGGAGATGAAGTTTGCTTCTCTCCTCCCCGAGCGTATCCTCTGGTTCAACGGGAAATCCGAGGCCGACCTTGTAGCCTGGCAGGAGCGGAACTGGCGTGTCGGTGAGAAGTGCACTTCCATCGATTACACCGCATGGGACCGTGGTATGGACTGGGGCTTCTGGCTCCTCATCGAGTGGTTCCTGCTCCAGCTCAGTATTCCCCCCGAACAGGTCTCTGAGATGCTGCTTGAATTTGAGCAACTGCACACGTTCCTAGGTGTCCTGCCCCGCATGATGCCTTCTGGTTCGGCTGGCACGCTCTTTTTCAACTCGCTGGCTCAACTCGCCGCCTCGTCCACCGTGATGAACATCCCGCCTGTCCCCCGCGATCCTAACAACCGGTACCGCCGTGCTCGTGATTCTGACCCGCGTTGGCGTGACTACCCCGCCTTCGGTTTTCTCGGCGATGACTTTATCTATAATGGCGACCCCGGGCAGCGTAAGGAATTCAATCCCCGTAGCTGGGCCCTCGCCCCTAAGATCAAAGTCGAACAGGACGGCGAGTTCGTCGGTTTCCAATTGAACAAGAAGGTCGCCGTCACAGA